GACTCTATAAGTGCTTTAAGTCCATTATCCCAGTACATCTGTTTGCGGTGTTTCAAAGATAAAGTTCTAAGCAGTTTATATTTCAAAGCTCTACCTGACTCTGCTACTCCATATTTGGTAAGTCCAAACAAAGTAGGAGACATCTGTGAGCTAATCCATAACTGCTCTAATAATACATCTATTTGAGCAAAGGATGACTCTAATTTACTATCCCAAACAATATATTCTGGCTTGTCTGCCTCACCTGTCATTGGGTGGCTAGGTAATTCTATCATTCCTAATTGTTGTCTTGATACATTTCCATTGCTATCTAATACACCTTTAGGCACTGCTAAGATTGGATCACCGTGTTTGTCTAATATATGTTCATTTCTAGATAATCTGTTGTTAATAGCAAAGAATAAGTCCATTAAATCCTCATAATCACTAATCCCCCAGAATTTTCCACTCATTCCCCAGTTCTTTACATGATGAATAAGGCTAAATCCTTCTCCTAAGTTTGTTTTTACTATAGGTTCTATACCTAACATATCCATAGAGCTATATTCTCCTCCTATAACACCATCTTTGAAATCATATACTTGTGTTTCTATTTCTCCTACTCTATAAGTCTCTACTACAAGATATTGTCTATCTGCAATTACCTGCACATAAGCTAATATATGCTCTTTAACTGGAGCTTTGACATTATTGTCATTATATACTGGGAAATATACATCTGGTTTGACTGTATCTATTCTAATTTGTCCGTCTACAGCTAATATTCTAAGTACTGAGTCACCTTTATAGCTTGAAACTAAAGCCTCCTCATATAAAGTAGTCCACATACTATTCTCATACCATAACTTATCTACAAAGTCTTGATTGGTATCGCTTTCTAATACAATCTTTGGTTGTTCCTCAAATAAAAGGTCGGCTGAGATAGTGCTGATAATTCTAGGATAGGGAAGTACCACATATCTGACAAGAGACATATCTCCTGCAAATTGACTAGCATATTGTTCTAATCTTTTACTAAATGCTACTCTATGATTTCCTTGAAATAACTTCTCATAGGTATCATATTTGGCTAATCTGTCTATGTCTTTTTGAGGAGGATATTGCTTCATATATTAAAATCCAAATGGTTTATTATTATATATCTTACCATCTGTTGCCTTTTCAAGTTCCATATAGTCTATACAATATCTCATTGCATCCATAATGTGGTCTTTTACTTTAATTGGCATATCCATTGTTTGGTTATCTTTATTCTTTTGCCATCTATAGAATTGTAATTCCTTAATCATATTGATTGAAGTATTAGTTATATATATTTCTTTAGTTTTTACTGCATTTATACCTCTTATAACTGAGCCTTTATTCTTATAAGCTGGTTTAATATTATATCCTGCCATATAGATATCATTTATCTTACCAGGGTCTTCACTATCTCCAACTATAACTGCATCTCTGGGTATGTTTAACTCTTGTAATTTCCTTATAATCTCATCTGAGTTTAATCCTGATTGATATAATAACTCTTGCACATATAGCACATTATCTTTTTCTTTTACTTCTACAATAGCAGTCTGATTATTAAATCCCCAATCAGCTCCATAATATCTTCTATCATAGTTTTCTGGTAAAGCCTCACATCTTTGCCAATGGGTATAGATTAAGTCTTCTGATATTCCTCTTTCTCCTAGTCCGAACACTCTCCAGAAGTTTGGATCTAATACTTTATACCTTTCTATCTCATCTATCACTTCCTGTGGTAGGAATGGATTATCTTTATAAGTAGATTTTATAACTTGGCAATCTTCTCTAGTCATTACATCATCATAAATCCAGTGGAATGAGTCTGAGGGGTTGAAGTCTAATGTAATCTCCCCTGTTGTTCTCATAGCCAACTGTCTCCAATCTTCTACAGATAATTCATTGGCCTCATTAAGCCACAAATAGTCTCTCTTAGCTCCTCTTTTCTTTTGAGGGTTATCCATACCTAGAAACTCTACTAAGTTGCCATTAAGGTTATATGTCTTCAATGTTTTGTTATGGTTCTTGCTATCATATAAATTCCAGTTAATAAGTATTTCAAAGAAGTCTCTAGCTACAGTTAGATCTAAGGCTGGGGATGTCTTTCTTACAATAGATAAAATCTTACCTTTTTCTTTTAATAGTTTAAGGATATATTTCTGAGCTATAGAATAAGTCTTGGAACTTCTAGAGCTTCCTTGATTGACTATAATTCTTTTATTAGCCTCCCAGTTCTTTTGGAATACTACTGTGGCTTGTATTTTCATACTTTGTAGACTTTACTTCGTGTCGTCATTGTCTTGTATTACAGATAGGGCAGACCTGAACTTCTAAACTTAATATTATATTGCACTTCCTACACTGTTTCTTTTTACCGCTTGAGAGTAGAAAGTTCTTGTGAACAGATAGGGTAGAGTCAGTAGCTTCTTCATAGATCCAAACTCCCTTAAGTAGCTTTCTTTTATCCCATTTGGAAATAGTAGCTCGGTTTACTTTTATGCTTCTAGCAAAATCAAACTGTGACTCAAAAGATATAACTTCTTTAGTCTCGGCATTGATGACCTTAATCGGTTTCTTGTTGTGCCTCATCTTTGTTAGTTAATATTTCTATTTCAAATTTATTATCTATCTTTTCATTCTTGCTAGTTATATCTGTGTATGTCTGATTTAATTTCCTATGCTCATCTTCTCTAGATGTCAATCTATACAGTGCTATCTGAAGTGTCGGATTATCTGACTCATACCATTTATTTCTTAACCCTGATTTTATGTTTACAGTGTTGTCTTCAATGATGTCTTTTAATTCGTTAAGTTCGTTAGAGTCTGGAGGGAAATATTCATAGAAAGTTGGTTTGGAGCAAGGTAAGAAACTTACAATCTCTTCAATAAAAATTAAATTATTTTTTAGAGCAGCTTCCTTTGCTTGTTCAAATAACTTTTCTTTATTATATTTCATTGTGATTTGTTAATTATTATCAATATATCAATTAGTATATAGTTTGTCAAATAGCTTTGCTATGACGTCGTAAGACTTTGTCAATAATGATTATATTTCTGGCTGAAAAAATTGCTAACATAAAATTTCAAATTGTCTATGGTGAGTTTGGCAAAGTGTCATCAAATTATTATATTTATGTTGTCCACCATATCTCAAAGGTTTTATATGATGTACTTCTAAATTTTTATCTGTGCCACATTTTTCACATACTGGATTTTCTTCTAAATGGTATCCTCTTATTTTAGTTTTATATCCTTCTTTACTATAAAACTTTTTATATTTTTTTACTTCATCAACATTCTTATCTCTATAATTTTTATTATATTCTCTAATATAATCTTTTTTTCTTTGCCTATATAACATTTTCAAATGCAACTTTGAACATTTAGCACTACAATAACTTGTTTGTTTTCCAATTAATTGAGTTTTACATCTTTTACAATTCATATACATATTTTAATAATATATATACATTATAACACTCCCCTTTCTTTTTGTATAGGGGGGAGTGGTTTATTATTTAAAATTTTGAATTATTTTTATTAAATCTTGTTTATATTTTTTAAAATTCCAACCTTCTAATTCACATATCATTTTATCTAAATTTAAATCTGCAGTTATTTTATTTTTCATTTGCAATCTTGCTTTAGCATTTAAAGCAAATGGGTCAATTTTTTCTTTTACTGGTTCAATAAAAACATATTGATTTACAGACAAATTATAATCATTTTTTTTAATTTCCTCTAAAGTAACAACTTGTTCTTTTTTTAATTCTTCATCTATAAAAGTTATATCAGTTGTAGTTTTATTTTTTTTAAATATAATTAAAACTGTTGCAATTTTTGTATCTACAAATGTATTAGCTGGAATTAAAATAATTTTATCAATCCAGTTTTTGTTTACAATATATTTTCTAATTTTTGCTTCTCTATTTCCTCTATATAAAATACCAGGAAAATTTAAAACTGAAGCAATTCCTGTATCTGACAAATAATGTAATATATGTAAAATAAAAGCATAATCTGCTTTACCTTCTGTTG